ATCCCACAGTTTCAATCCATATCGTCTCTGGTCTTGTTTATCGAGTAAGTAGATATCAACAAACCCTATGTAATCGTTGTAGTATCCTACATTCCAAGTTTGCGGATTGAATGCTGCTCTCTGCCAGTTTTCAAAGAAAACTCTCTCCTCTAAATCAGAGCTTGCTGCAAAGGACATTGCAACTTCCTCTGCATATGTTACACCATCTACGATATCTCTAGTTGGACCATAAATGTTTGAGTCCTGTATGGTTGAGAGGTTTATGCCCGGCAGTGTAACTGACTCACAACGTAGACCAACACCTCTTGCATCACCACCCTGTGGTGATTGTCCTATCACAGACTGAAAAGGATTTTGTAACGATGAACCACCACCTATCTTTCCTGCTGATGGTGGGAACAAGTTCACCTCATATCGATTGGGTTGTGCATATCCTTCATTGGAGTGAAATGCAGATACAACATCATTGAGAACACCTATCGCAGTTCCCTCTAAAAAGTTGGGTAGAATTGGCATTAGACCATGCTCCTAGATTCTTTCCATACTTCTGCCGCAGATGCTTTCTTGAATCTCTGCACCGGAAGTAGTGTCGCAATGGTAAATTCGTCTGCATCAATTCTGCGAAACTGTGACTTAACCTGTCCCGCAAGATACTTGTGAATCGTAGGGCGAATCAACCGTACATTCTTTAGTTTTTGGTAATCAGCAACTATTCTTGTTGACTGATCAAATTTTGTGTTGTTTGAGAAATCTACAAGTCTGTCTAGTAACCTAATTCTTAATGGTATCGGTAGGTAATGTAGGTTGATACCAAGAAACCCATCTGGATAGTTTTCAATAGGAAGCACTAGGGGAAACGTATCATAGTACGGAAGTGTCTTCTTAAACTTTGGGTCGTAGATAAACATATTCAACCGTCCAAAGAACGGCCGCGTTGACTTTTTACCGTCACGAATCAGGTCTAGTGCACTGGGGGTGCCAAGTTCTTTTATCTTATCTTTGTACCACTCCGTAGAACGTGGACGTTCTAGTGCTGCCTGTTTTACAGACTGAATGTATTTGCTCTCTGCCATAGTATTATTTATACGAGATACCTAATTCGTCTTCAGTTAAAATCTTGAACTCTAGACCTCTATCGATGCACCATTCATTTGCATATTTCCACTTTGCAGAGTTTACACCCCATGTTTTGACTTCACTGATATACTTTCTTGTCTTGCGTTTGGGTTGTTTAGGTGGTTTGCACTGCACCTTGGGCTTGATCTCTATAATCATCTTCTTCACACCACCGTTGTGTTGTTTGACTTTGATATAGAAATCTGGAAAATATCTGTGGACACGGCCATCCAGAGGGGATAAATAAGGTATAATGATTTCTTCACTACCCCATTCTAGAATGTTTTCACTGGTATCGCAGTATACCATGAACTTCCGTTCCCATAGTGAGCGGTAGACGATGTTGCGTGGATTGCCCTTATACTTTTTAGGGTTTGTTGGTGTATATCGACCTTTGTATGCCATTTGTTATAAATAATTTAAAGTATATAAGGATATTTAGACATGTCACTCAAAGATGCATTTGTAAACGTAGCACAGGGTGCCGCAACCAGTATTGCCAACAGAGCAGTGACATCAGTTATTCAAGGCGCTGCTGCTGGACTAAAAGGTTCTAACCCAACAAACGATACATCAGTGCTAGGAGCACAATCCAGACAGTCACCGATTCTGTCTTATCCAGACGATGTTGCTGTTGACCCCATGCAAGGACATTACATATTGTTTGGTATTAGACAGACAAAGCCGGGTAAACTCGAAAAACCAAAAAAACAAGCAGCAGTCATTGGTGGTAGAGGAGGCGACCCAAGGCAGTTTATAAATGGTCTTACCAAAGATGCATTAGATACGGTGCTAAATGATGGTTTTAAGGAAGCACAAGGTAAGAATACATCAATTAGATTAAAAACCGGAACTTCGACTCAACTCGTTCAATCAATAGCACTTTATATGCCACCACAGGTCAGTGTATCATACGAAGCAAAATATGCAGACCAAACTATAGGCGTTCTAGCAGAAGCGGGTGCAGATGCGGTAAGAGCTCTCTTTGGTTCGGGTGATTTTTCCGCTGCAAAGTTGGGGTCAGATGTGCTCACGGCAGTTCAAGGAAAAGGTCTTGACGCACTAGACGCGGTAGCGCCGGGTGCAAGAGCTCTTGTTGCGTTAGAACGAGGTAAGATTGTAACACCAAGAATGGAACTCATGTTTGAGGGTATTGGTAGACGTAACTTTGAATTTAGTTTTGTCATGATACCTAAAAGTCTAAGCGAAGCTGAGAGGATTAGAGAGATTGTCAGAGCGTTTAAAGTACACATGACATCAGACGTTGCAACAGCAGAATTTGGTGGGTCAAAAAATGTTAGGGAGTTAAACATTCCAGATGTGTTTGATATAAAATATATGTATAGAGATAGAGAGAATACCTATCTAAACAAAATCAGCACTTGCTCCCTAACTGGTATGAATGTTCAATATGGTGGTGATAGATATACTGCTTATGAACCAGATGGAAGTGGATCACCACCACCACAAAGAACATCCTTATCACTTAATTTCACTGAGCTTGAAATCATGTACAGAAATAGAATTGAGGATGGATTCTAATCATGTATTTTGCAAATTTTCCACTCATACCCTACGATAACTACGGCACTGGTGACTTTAGACTGACACCAAATATTCTAAAACGTATTGCTGTCCGTGCAAACATAAAGACTACGACTTCATTGTTTGACACTTACGATGTTAAGGAAGGTGAGACACCAGAAATGATTGCAGATAAACTGTATGGTAATCCAGAGTTTCACTGGGTTGTGTTGATGATGAATGACGTTGTTGACCGTTACCACCAATGGCCCATGAGTCGCCGTCAGTTTCTCGCGCATCTTAATGATAAGTATACTAACGTAGATGGTGTGCACCATTATGAAATTTCACAATCTTCTGGTGATACCAATATTAAAATCAATATAGGCACATCCAACACAGACCACCCAACTGCAACCGCGATTACAAACAGAGAGTATGAGCAAGAGCGTCAGGATAGTTTACGAAAAATTAGATTGCTTGACCCAGATTTCATAGATGATTTTGTGACTGAGTTTGAAATTCTGCTGGAGGGGAGTGCTGTATAGTGGCAGACATTTTTCGTGCTGGACAATTTGAATTGCAAACTGCAAAAATTATATCAGCTTCTAGTAAAGAGGTTGATGTAACTTTGTCAACCATATCGGTTACAATTTTTGAAGACATCAGTAAGTTTGCAATATCTGGAAGTATTCTTATCCATGACTCTATCAACCTCGCGTCATTTTTCCCGCTTGTTGGTCAAGAGTATTTGCTTCTCAAACTCGCAACCGCCTCTGCAACTGGTAAAAATCAAATCGTTGATTTTACTAAAAACGCTTTGAGTGTGACTAAAATTAGTTCGCGTGTTGACATAGGTAATGGTGTGCAAGCGTATAATGTTAATTTTACGTCTAGAGAATTACTTGTAGACCAGAGAGTGCGCGTAAACCAAAGTTTGAAAGGCAGTTCCTCAGACATCGTGAAGCAAATCTTCACATCAAATATTGGAACCAAAAAGAACCTTAACATTGAACCCTCGGC